TGTGATCTCCCTTATATTTTGAGATATTTTTTACCTTGTAACGGCCTTTATAAGTCATATAAATAATCGTATAGTAATTCAATAAGGTTTATTAGAATCATGGCAAAATTTGTTTATCCTCGCAATTTAAGTGAAAAACATCCTGTGATGTGCAGGATAGGTATCTTTCAGCGATCTAATTCTTTAGTTGATGCAAATGTTAAAGATGCAGCAAAAGCAGTGGCTAATGTTGCTCAACAAACTGCATCAACTTCACCATTACATCAAATCTATTTATATACACCATCAGCCGTAACATTTGCTGATGGACTGGCTTATGAAAACATTGACTTTACAAATGCTGTAGGTTCTGCGTTAAGTGCAGCTCAACAAGCATCTGAAGGTAAAGACATAGGTCTTATCGATACACTTAAAGGTTACTTTGGAGCGTTGGCCGCTGATAAAGCTGGTTCAGGTACTACAGAAGCAAACCTTGCTGCAGTACTTGCAATTGGTAATGGGCAAACTAAAAACCCTCGAACACAAATGCTTTTTAAAGCTCCTGCTCTTAGACAGCTTTCTCTTACATGGAAATTTATGGCAAGTAACTCTGCTGAGTCTGCCATTATTGAGGCGATGATTAAGACATTACGAGCACATGCATATCCTGAACTTATTGCAGGTGGATCTACATTTGTATTCCCAGATATATTCAAAATCGATTTTGTTCAAAAAGGTGGAGGTAAAGCTAAACTAATTAATTTTGCAAACGCATATTGTACATCAGTATCGGTTAACTATGGAGCATCTGGTCCAGCTTTTTTCCCAGATGGTTCTCCAGTAGAAATTGATTTTACTATGAGTTTCCAAGAAACAGCTACTCAGGATAGAAAAACTATTATGGACGGAGGATTCTAATGAAATACTTTAGGTACTTTCCAGAGATTGAATATGATTTAGATGCCTCAGGCCAAAAAAGAATAATTGTTGATAGTTTCCGGTTTGCAAAAATTGTAACAAAATTTAAGGATGATATTACTTTTTATAGATTTTATGATATACCTGAAGGTGAAAGACCCGACCATACATCTATGAAACTATATGATACTCCAAATTATTATTGGACTTTCTTTGTAGCAAATCCAGAATTAAAAAGTATTGATGATTGGCCATTAAGTAATGCTGATCTAAATGATAAAATTAAACATGACTATAAAGGTAACATGATTAATATTTCTACCTTTGACTTTTTTAATAAATTTCAAAATGGTGAAACAGTAGCTGGTCTTATTTCAGGAGCATCAGCAGTTGTTGTAGGAAAAAATACTTCTCTTGGTTGGATTGAAGTTGGTGATATTACTGGTTCTTTTTCTGCAGGAGAGATTATTCAAGGACAAACATCTGGAGATACAGCAACTATTACAGGGTCAGTTGAAAAATTAAAAGCTACACACCACTATGAAAACGGTGATGGAGTTACAGTTCCACGTAATACAGCCGGAGCTGCTATTGTAACTAATTTGCAATATGAGCAAGCACTTAACGAAACAAGAAAAAGAATTAAAGTTATCAGGCCAGAAGCTGTTGACCGTGTAGTTAAACAATTTAGAAAAGTGATTAAAGAATAATGCCTTCTCAGCAATTAGTAACTCCAAATGATGTTGAAGTATCTAATGTTGTATTAAGTAATACTGCTGGTCTTTCTACCGATATTACAGACCTTGTAGTAGAATTTAATATTTACGAAGAACTTGGTCAGCCAATTTTGCTAGCTGATATGATGCTTATTGATGGTAGTGGTTTGTTATCTAACTTTCCAATTACAGGTCAAGAATTAATTACAGCTGATATTCAACGTGGTGATGTCATCCACGAAATTAAAATGCGTACATCAAAGGTAGTAAATTTAGATCGTGCGACTGATCTTACAATGTTTTATACCATAGAACTTGTAGAGGAAGCTTATTTCTATAATGTACTACAGCTTGTATCACAAGCGTATGAAGGCACGATTGATGAAATTGTTAACTCAATTATGGAAGACTATTTACATACAGAATTAAGATATGTAGAAAAATCTTCAGGTACTTATAAGTGTGTTATTCCTAATTGGAATCCATATAAAGCTATTAATTGGCTTATGCAACGTGCTGTAGATCAAAACAATGTTCCAATTGTATGCTATAACACATGGCGTAATGGATCATTCTTTACTTCTTTTGATACACTCTTTAAAGGAGAATCAAGAGAAACATTTAAGTATCATTCACAAAATAAAGAAAGTATCGAAGGACAAAACGATAACTTTGATCAAATTGCTCAGACTCCAGTTAATTTTGATATTGTAAACAGTGGAATTATTATTAATCAGATTCAAGGTGGAGCATTTGGGTCTACCTATATGAATGTCGATACTTCTAGAAAATTTGCTGTTGAGTTTGAATATAATGTTGAAGATTATTTTGACGATCAGCCTAGGCTACAAGAAAAACTTATATTGAATGAAAAAAATACTTTTGATGGTAAAAAAATTAATGAGTATAAAGACACAATTAAGAGCATAAGTTTTACGAGTGGAGGTAATTTCGGTGAAGCCCATTCAAACTATAATAGTCTTACTAATAATATTTTGCCTTTTGCAAATAACTATAATAGAATGCTTTCAAGCTTTAAATATGAAATACAAGTTCCTGGACGTTTTGATATTGAGGTAGGATCTATTGTAGAGTTAGAGTTTACAAAGACTCAGTTGCATGATAAGAAGCAACCAGAACAAATTATAGATAAAAAAAGAAGTGGAAGACATTTAGTTACTAAGTGTCGCCACATGATTCAAGCAAAAGGTGATTACAATTTGGTACTTGAAGTAGTAAGTGATGGACTTGGAGAAGAATATAATGCAAAATAGTATGATATGGTTTGTTGGTGTAGTTGAAGATCGTATGGATCCAGATAGTATGGGTCGTCTTCGTGTTCGTATATATGGCGATCATGATCCTGATAAAACTAAAATTCCTACAGAATCTTTACCTTGGTCTCAAGTTATGATGCCAGTTACATCAGCAGCTTGTGCAGGTATTGGTGAAAGTGCTACTGGTATTGTTGAAGGATCTTGGGTTGTAGGATTCTATATGGATGGCGAATCTAAACAGCAACCTATGGTTATGGGTACTGTTGTAGGAGAAGCTGGCCCTAGTGGTTTACCTCAATCCGGATTTGCTGATCCTCTTGGTATTAATCCTCGTAGATTAGAAGGACCTGATACTCCATATAACGCTATTGGAGAAGAATACGATGATACTTATTCTGCACGAAATAGAGTTAATTTAAGAAAAGAAAAAATTGAAACTGCTATACCAGATAAATTAACAAGCGTAGTACAAGACGAACCTGATGCTTATTATGAACGTGGTACTTGGGATATGCCTAAACCATTTAATGACGCCGTTCCAAGGTACCCATATAATAAAGTTCATGAAACTGAAGGTGGTCATGTTTTAGAAATTGATGACACACCTGGTAATGAACGTATTAGTACATACCACACTTCTGGTACAAATGAAGAGTATCAAGCAAATGGTAATAAAACAATTACTATTGTAGGCTCTAACTATAAAGCTGTTTACGGATCTGACAACATTTATATTATGGGTGATGCAAATATTACAATTGATGGGAACCTAAGACAATTTGTAAAAGGTAACTATCATCTTGAAGTAAGTGGAAATAAAACAGAATTAATTCGTGGATCAAGACAAAGTAAGATTGGTAATTCAGAGCATTTAGAAATTGCTCAAGACTTTGCAAGTAATGCACAAGGAAATTATGTACAAAGAGTTGGTGGTGATGAGACAAGAATTATTGATGGATTAAGAAATACTACAGTAGGTAAAACAGAAGATCTTACAGTATCAGGCGAAACAAGTATTACAACTATGGATAAGTTAAATGTATTTGCACAAAAAGATTATTCAACTACTACTGTTGGTAAGTTAACTATTACATCAAAAGGTGATATAAAATTAGAAACACCAGCAAATATGAATACTACTGTAACAACAAATGTTACGAATACTATTGGTGGCACATTAACCGATTCAGTCACGGGTGTTGTAACTGAAAATTATAGTGATGCTCAAAATACAACAGCCGGTGGTGATATTACTATCAGCGGTGGTCCTAACATTAACTTGAACTAAGAGGTAAAGATGCCAGGAATAACAAGAGTGGGAACAGATAGTCATGTAGGTCACGCAAGTCCTACACCTAGCCCATTCCATCAAACATCATATGCATCTGGTTCTCCTGATGTAATTGTTAATGGAGCATCAGCAGTTCGTATTGGTGATTCAACTGGTTGTGGAGACCCTGCAGTTGGTGGTAGTGGTACAGTAAAAGTAAATGGAATTGGTGTTCATAGAATAGGAGACGGTACCGGAGGTCATGGGTCATGGGTACCTAATGCATCTGCTGGTGGTTCTTCTAACGTGATCGCAGGAGGTTAGTATGTTAAAGTGTGGAAGTAATGCTGCCCTTGATGGGATCATGGGTAAAGTTGATGAGATCAAAGGTAAACTTGCCGAAGGCATGTCAGCCCTCAGTGATCTTGAATCTAAAGCCAATGAAGCCTTGGCCGAGTTACAAGCAGCTCTTCCTGAAATTCCAACAGGGGATTCTTTACAAGCTGATTTGGCTGGTCTTATAACACAAATGCAAACTGATGCAGCAGGTGCTATTGCTGCGTTCAAAGAAAAATATGGTGAGGCTTTACCTGAAGGAGAGATACAAGGATATATTGATCAATTAAATGCTGTAATATCAGACCCATTATCACTTGCTTCATTTGATCCTTGTAAAGCATTTCCCAATAAAGAAATAGATACTGCAACGAATGAAGTTATTGTTAAAGCTAAAGAAATTGAAGTACCAAATGTTCAACCACCAAAAATAGTAGAATATAAACCAGCCGAAGCTCCTACAACAGTAAAATACGAATCAAAAATTACTGATAATATGAAAGCAAATACGGCTGCTAGACAAAAAGCGCTTGATGATCAAGAAGCTTATTTCAAACCTATTAGAAATGCTCATAAAGAAAAAGCAACAGAAATTAAATCAAGACCACTTTATGGAGAGCTTAATGCTAAAGCCAAATCTGCTGGTAAGAAAAGAAAACAAATGAAAGAAGAAGGACTACTTACAGAAGCAGAAGTTATAATTGTAGATGATATTCATGAGTGGATGGAAGGAAGAAAAGTAATTAAAGCACGAGATGGTCTAATGGCCCGGCAGTTATTTGCATACTACTTAACACTAACTGGTGAAATGCCACAAGATGTGTATGATACGGATGCTAATACTCCTGGAACTTATTTACAAGGTGGTAAAAATAATGCTATTCCAGCTGGTGATATTGCTAAGTTTAATGAAATTTCAGCTGAGGTTGCAGTAACAAAAGCTGGTGCAATAGAATGGAAAGCATACCAAGATGAACTAGCCAGTTCGACTAGCTAACTTGTATAAATATAATTGTATTAATTAATCATGTAGAAAGGCTTTGAAATGACAAGCGAACAAATTAGAGAAATGATGGTTTTATCTTTAAAGAACCATGCTAAGGGACATATCGATAAGCATATCGCTAATGTTGAAATTTATTTACATAATCCAGCCGGTATTGGTGAACACTCAGATATCGTAGAGAGTGTGGAAAAAGAATTAATGGAAGTCGCAAAATACGATGACGTCATAGAAATGATAGAAAAATATATTGAGTAGATAAATGGCAAGAACGCAAACTAAAACAGACTCATCTGGTAAGGCTATTATTACAAGTCGATCAGTCTTATACACTGATTTTGATTTTGCGTTTTTGCGTCATCCTAATACTCACGACATTACTATTGTAAAAGATATTGACGCTGTAAAACAATCAGTAAAAAATTTAATTCAAACAGCGCGTGGTGAAAGACCATTTAATCCTACTTTAGGATCTAATGTTAGAGCTCTGTTATTTGAACCAGCAGATGATTTTACAGAGTTTGATTTACAAGAAGAAATAGAATCAACAATCAAAAACCATGAACCAAGAGTAGTTTTAACTAATGTAGATGTAACCTTGGAACCGGACAATAATAGATTTAAGGTTTCAATAGAATTCCAAATGGTAACATCTTTAGCTTCAGCTACTAGTGAATTTTATTTAGAGAGAATTAGGTAGGAAAAAAATGGCTATTACAGTTTCAAAGGAGAGACTTAATGTTACAGAAATGGACTTTGATCAAATCAAATCCAATCTTAAAACATTTTTACAATCTCAAACTCAATTGGCAGACTACGATTATGAAGGATCGGCGATCAGCACTATTATTGATGTGCTTGCTTATAATACTTTCTATAACGCATTTAATGCTAATCTGAATATTAATGAGATCTTCCTAGATACTGCACAAGTACGAAATAATGTTGTATCACATGCTAAGTCACTTGGGTATGTTCCTAGATCTACTACTTCTGCATTTGCTACTATAAATGTAACTGTAAATGGTCCATCCGGATCTCCTAGTTCATTGGCTATGCCACGTGGTACTACCTTTCAAACTAAGATTGACAATAAAGCATATACCTATGTTAACCTTGAAGCTCAAACAATTGTCCCAGTCAATGGTGTATATACGTTTAGCAATGTACAAATTAATCAAGGAACAATTAGAAACCAAGAATATGTTGTTGATAATACAGACACATCTCAAAAGTATGAAATTCCAGATACAAATGTAGATACAGCAACTCTTATTGTTAAAGTAAAAACTAACTCTTCATCTTCTGATTTTGAAGTGTTTTCTCTTGTAACAAATCTTGTAGATGTTGAACCATCTACCAATGCGTATTTCTTACAAGAAGGTATGGATGGAAAATACGAAATTTATTTTGGCGATAATGTGTTTGGTAGAAAATTAGATGCAGGTAATATTGTACAGTTAGAATATCTAGTAACTGATGGTGAAGCTTCAAATAACGCAAATAACTTTACTATCACTGGAAATATTGCGGGCAATACAAATATTACTGTAAGCCTAGCTTCAGCAGCTGGTGGTGGCGCTACTCGTGAAGCTACTGACTCAATCAAATTTAATGCTCCACTTTCTTTCCTAGCTCAAAACCGAGTTGTAACGGCTGATGACTATAAAGCTATTGTAAAAAATAACTATACAAATGCTGAAACTGTTTCAGTCTGGGGTGGAGAAGAACAAGCAGTTCCTGAATATGGTAAAGTGTTTTTATCAATTAAGCCTGGTAATGCTGAAACACTTACTGAAGTTCAGAAAACATTTATTAAGGACTCTATTCTTAAAACAAAAAACCTAGTGTCTATTACACC